GGGTGCCGCAGCTCGCTTGGCCCAGGGCCCGGCCGGGCGCGATCCGCTTCGCCGACTGCCAGTTGACCATGCCCTGCCAGCCGCTCGGGTCGATGTTGACCACAGCGACGTAGTTGGCGCGCAGCAGCGACCGGCAGGCGCGCTCGAGGCGCGCACGGCGGTTGTGCTTGCGGCGGCTCATGCCTGCGGAACCTCTGCGACGCTCAGACCCACCGCCACCGGGCGAACCCAGACCGGCATATTGCTGAGCATGAAGGTCTCGCCCTGCGCGGCCAGCAGCAGGGTAGTGCCCATCACACCGGCGATGGCCTCGGCCGCGGCCGGCGGTACGGCGTTGCCGATGCGCTCGCGCCAGTCGCTGTCGCTCAGGCCGTCGAGGACCAACTGCTCCTCGGGATCGACCAGGCTTTGCAATGCGGCCAGTTCCAGGGTGGTGAAAGGGCGATGCCATGTGCCGTCCAGCGAGCGGATAACACAGGTCAATCGCTCATTGGCTACCGGCATGCGTGGGTCAGCCACCGACCAGCGACCGTTGTCCTGTCGGGCACTGGCCGAGACGGCACCGGACTGGCCATCCCAAGGCACTACCCCGTAGTGGCCGCCTGTGAGGTATGCATCACCTTTCCCGCGGTGGATTGCGCGGGGATCAGCAATCGACAGAGCGCCGCTGGCAACCTGCTGTGATCCAGTGACAGTGCCAGTTGGGCGATCCCATTCGCCGACGTGCAATTTGCGGCTGCTCGCTCCAGGGTGCCAGTTGTGATACCTGGGGTCTGCGACAGCCTGTCCGCCGGAGCTAGGGCCATGGCCGCTAGTTACAGTTCCTGCCGCCTGGTCCGCCCGGACAACGCGGAACACATTCTTATGCCATACGGCTGTCGCGCGCCGGTCGGATACCGCGTACTTACCCTGATTTGGCCACTGCTGGCCGCTGATGGTGCCGGTAGAGTCATCCCACTGCACAACGCCATAGTTCTGCCCGTGGTTCCAGGCAGCGGATGGTTGTGCTCGAGGATCGGCAACGGAAAAGGCCCCATTGGTTGGGCTGCTGCGGCCGGCAATGGTGCCGCTGGTATCGTCCCAGGCGTGCACGCCGAGGTATCCGCTGCGGTATTCCGGCACGATGATCAGGTCACGAAGGTGACCATCCTCGATCGCCAGTTCGTTGAGGCTGCGCCAGTCGCTGCCTGCGCGCACCAGGGCGAGGCGCACCCAGGTCTGCCACTGCAGCGAGGGAACGCGGTGCATCGGGCCGGCGGCTTCGATATCTCCCGGCAGCGGCATGCGGCCGAGAATGTCGCCGACCGCGCGCAGGCTCTTCTTCTCCGGCTCGTACAGGAAGGGCGGCACCTTCTCGACGTGGCGGGCAACCAGCAGGAAGCGCTTGCGTGACTGGGCCAGGCCTCCGAGCTCGCCGCAGTCGTGAGTAGTTTCGGCAACGGCGTAGCCGTAGAAACTCAGCAGGCTGTTGATCTGGTCGAGCAGGTGCCGGCCGCGGGTGGCCAGGCGTGGCACGTTCTCGAAGACGATCAGCGGAACAGGGTCATCTTTCCAGGCCTCACCCATCAGCCAGATGCAGCGCAAGGTCAGTTCGTTCAGCGCCTGGTACTTCGGGGTTTGTGCCATCTTCTCCGACAGCAGCCCACTGGCGCCCTTGCACGGGCTGCTGATGAACACGGCATCGGGGCGCTTACCCTGGGCAGCGCGGCGAACGTCTTCGGGGGCGGCCTCTTTCCAACCGGCAGGCGGCTCCTTGCCATGGAAGCGGATGTACTGGTCGCGGGTGAAGAGGTCCAGTAGGGTGCCGGGCACGCCGGCCAGGCGCGAAAAGTCGGCCAAACCAGCCGGGTCCACGTCGATGCCACCCAGGCATTCCCATTCAGCCTGCATGTTGCCGACGATGGGTTTCGCGCGGTTGAAGCCCTTGGCACCACCGCCCAGGCCACAGCAGAAGTGGAAGTGATACAGCGTTTTCTTGAGCATCATGCGGTGGGTTCCTTATCCAACGATCAGCAACGGTTGCACCGCACCGTCGGCGAAGACTTTGTCGAGAGGGGTATCTGCGGTCGGCTCGTCGCCATCCCACTTGTCCGGCCAGGTGCCGGCAGCGATCAGCTCGCGGATGCGGGCTTCTTCCTCGGCGTTGATCAGGTCGACAGTCGAACGACCGAGGCGGGTGGCGGCTTCATTGACCTCAGCCTGGATCGCCAGGATGCGTTCCAAGCCCATACGACGGGACTCCAGCAGGATCGGGCCCATTCGCTGGGGGTTGGCTGCGATCTTTCCGCTCTTCAGGCGTTCGATGCCGGCCTTGCGAAGGCGGTGGCGGGGCTCTCGGAGCTCACGCCAGAGCGGCTTGATCCGCTTCAGCGGCGCGAGGTATGCCCAGTGGGGGTTGAGCAGGATGGTGTCGAGGGCCTTGTCCTCGCTGGCCAGCGGGCAGCCGGTGCACCCTGTGCGTGCGTTGATCTCCTCGGCCTCGTCTCCGCCGTAGGCGTCGGCGATCATCGCAGTCGACCAGTCGCCGAACTCGGCTTGCGGCGCCCAGTGCTTCAGCCATTCCCAGACGTGACAGACCCGCCAGTGCAGGAGCGGGGCCAAGGTGTCGATGCGGCCCCTGATGCCCTTCGCCTCGGGCAGCACCTTTTGATACCAACCCTGACCACACTCAGCACCGTCCTTCCCACATGACATCTCGATGCGTTTGTCGCGGATTGCACTCTCACCCTGGCGCACGCCGGTGATCATCAGGACGTTGCCGTCCAGTTCGGACAGACGCTGTTCCAGAGCGGCCGTCATCGGGTCAATCTTGATCTGGCGGGTGCACCAGCGAAGCGTGTTGTTGTTCGGTGGCGGGACGCCGCGGCCGAGAATGTAGACCATGAACCGCTTGTCCAGTGGTGCGGTCACCGTCTCGACGTGGAT